ATACATATTAATAAGATGAACAAAGGAAACGAAATGCTAGAAGCTATCCTGCTACTTCAGGAGATGGACACCCCCCAAAAGCTACCATTGTATCACTATGTAATGGACTACACACTAACCGCGATCTTCCTCTCTCTATATGCTTGGGGAATTTACGCTCTAATTAATTGGCTATGGGTATGAAGCAATGGATGACCTTCGGAATAAAGACCGAAGGAGCAGAGAAGGCAAAGAAAGACATTGACGGAGTTGCTACTGCGTCTAAAAAAGCGGAAGCATCTCAGGAGGGTTTAAACGACTCTATTGAGCAGGGTTCGGGTGCATTAAATAAAATGACAGGGGGCGCGATAGTTGCGTTTAAGGGAGTCGTGGGAGGGGTGAAGTCAGCCGTAACAGGTATCGGTGCGCTTGTCGTTGTTGTGGGAGTTGCGTTTAAGGGAGTCGTGGGAGGGGTGAAATCAGCCGTTCTAGGAATGAAGACCCTGAAGGGTGCGATGATGGCAACAGGTATCGGTGCGCTTGTCGTTGTTGTGGGTTCTTTGGTAGCATATTTTACAAAGACGAAGAGAGGAATGGAAGCGGTGCAGGTTGCATCGGCTGCACTAGGGGCTGTAATGGGGCAACTGACAGACGCAGCGTCATGGCTAGGGGAAACACTCATCAATGTCTTCACGTCTCCTATGGATGCTATCTCAGGAATAGGGACAGCTATAGAAAACTTCGTACTAGACAAAGTAAATAAGCTAATGGACGGACTTGGGTTTCTAGGTTCTGCTTTCAAGAAGCTATTTGCAGGGGACTTCTCTGGAGCTATGGCAGACGGAGCGCAAGGGGTGACTAAACTCAATCAGGCACTTAACCCCCTTGTAATAGTTGGAGAGTTAGTTGTCGAGACTGTGGGGAATATAGTGGACGGAGTGAAGGAAATGGCGAAGGATATTTATGACGCTGTATCTGCTGCAACTGCCCTAGAAAATAGAGCCATAAAACTATCTGACGCACAAAGGAATTTGAGCGTAGAGTTCGCCCAGACTAGGGAGAAGATGAATGAGTTGAGGATGGTAGGGGAGGACACTACGCAAGAGATTGGAGTACGGATAGCAGCAATAGAAGAAGCAGGAGCATTAGAACAGGAACTCGCAGATAAGTCTTTAGCTTTAGCACAGGAAGCTGTTGACATAAAGAGGGCGCAGAATGACTTGTCTGAGTCCACAGCCGAAGACCTTCAAGCATTAGCAGATTTAGAGATAGCACTTTCAAACGCTCAGATAGAGTCCGCAGGAAAACAAAGGGCGTTGCTTATGAAGGTCAACTCCTTGTATAAAGAACAGGAAGCAAATCTCAAAGCGGTAGAGGACGCAGAACAAAAGAGGATAACAGACCTCATAGCACGACAGAGTGCAGTAGATGACATCGTAGACGCAGGTAGAGCGAGAGAGATTCTGAAGATTGAAGCGCATTGGAAAGAACAGACGAGGCTACACGGTGAACAGAGTGCTATCCTTGTAGGGTGGGAGGAAGCGCAAAGGATACAAATAGCAGCCGTAAATAAGAAGTACGATGACGCAGAAATAAAAGCCACTAAAGTAACGACACAGCAAAAACTAGGTATTGCAGCAGGACTTATCGGGAGTCTTATGGCACTTAATAGCGCACTAGCTGGAGCATCTAAAAAAGAACAAAAAGCATCTTTCCAAAGAAACAAACAACTAGGAATTGTCTCAGCCGTTATCAATACAGCAGGAGCGATTATCGGAGCGATTAACCCAGCAGCAGGAGGAATCCCTTTGCCGTGGGGTGCTGTCTCAGCTTCAGCAGCAGCCCTTGCAGGAGCAGCTCAGATAGCAGTAATATCAAAAAGTAGATTCAATTCACCTGATACTTCCGTAGCCCCTCCCCCTAGTATGCCCCCTCCCTCTTCTGGAGGAGTAGCATCAGGAGCAACTACCCCCCAACTAGATTTAAGTTTCTTAGGAGAAGGATCAGGAGGAACGATACAAGCCTATGTAATATCTGAGAACGTAACAAACCAGCAACAAGCCGATCAAATAGTAATAGACCAAACAACTTTATAATGAAAATAATTGAATTAATAATTGACGAGGAAGCAGAGCTTTTTGGAATAGATGCCATTTCGATAGTATCAGAACCTGCAATCAATAGCAGTTTTATAGCCCTCAATCAAAACAAGATACAACTTGCAGAGGTAGATGCAGATAGACACATCCTACTCGGTGCAGCTTTAATCCCTGATAAACCTATCTACCGAAATCAAGGAGGAGAAGAGTTTCACGTGTACTTTTCTAAGCGTACTGTAAGACGTGCTATGGAGTTATTCTTCAAGTTTGGAAACCAAAGCAACACGACCCTAGAACACGAACACAAGCTAAACGGATTGAGCGTTGTAGAGAGCTGGATAGTAGAATCTAAAGAACAAGACAAATCTGCTTTGTATGGCTTAGACGTTCCTGTGGGGACTTGGATGGTTTCTGTCAAAGTGGAAAACGAAGCTGTTTGGAATGAATGGGTGAAGGAGAAAAAAGTCTCAGGTTTCTCAATTGAGGGATTCTTCTGTGACCGCTTTAAGGCACAACAAGACGCGAAAATGATGGACGAACTCAATGAGCTGTTAAAGGATTCTATAAAATAGTTTTCCTCATTATGTAAGCATTCACCCTAGTAAACCGTTACTATATTATAGACCGAAAAAATGACACTACAGAACCGCATAAACGAACTCTTCGCGAAGTTCAATCTAAGCCTCAGCACAGTTGAAAAAACTGAACTAATGGCAGAGGCTACCCTAGAAAACGGAACGATAATCTTCACAGACGCAGAAGGCTTTGAGGACGGAGCAGAGGTGTATATCGTAAACGAAGAAGGAGAAAAGATTCCTTTACCAGACGGAGACTACACTTTAGAGGACGGAAGAACTTTGACAATCGCTGAAGGCGGAAAGATTTCTACATCAGAAGAAAAAGTAGAAGCGTCAAAAGAAGAAGACGTTAAGGAAGAGTTAGCTGAAGACATCGAAGAGGTAGAAGAGGAAGTAGAAGAGGAAGTAAAAGAGGAGCTTATGGATGACGCTCATGTCATTGACCTTATTAACAAAGTCTTAGACGAAAGATTCCCTGCTGAGGTAGTAGAGGAGATGTCAGCAGAAGACAAAGCCGTAACAGAACTCAAAGCCCTTTTAGAAGCGCAAACAGAAGAGCTAACAACATTAAAATCACAAGCAGCGTCAGAAGGCGTAAAGCGTGTGAGTGCTACTAAGGTAACCCCCCAAGTAGATCTAACAAGTTTATCAACCGAAGACAGAGTAAAAGCTATCTTCAACAAATATAATTCTTAAGAATATGGCAAACGCCCTACAAATCAATTTGGCTACGTCCCCAGTGACATACGTCAACAAAACTTATTCGGGACTGTTAGCTGTTCCTTTCGTAGCTCCAGCAATACTTTCGGCCGATTCTATCGCGAACGGATACTTGTCTGTACTTGAAAATGTACGCTACAAAGCAGTCTTAAAGAAGTTCTCAGGAGGAGCTATCGCAGATAGAACTTGCAACTTCACTCAGCCTTTACTTACTACACAGTTAGTATTGACAGACGTAGTTCTAGAGACAGCTCAACTTCAGGTTAACGAAGAGTTCTGTAACAACCAACTCGCACAAGATTGGGCAGCAGCTCAGATGCAAGGTGCTGACGCAGGGATGCCTAACGCTTACGCGTCATTTGTATCTCAGTACGTAGCACGTATTACTCAGGCAGGTGTTGAAAACAACATTTGGGCAGGTAAGTACGCTATCGCAACAGGAGGGACTACAGGTGCTGTAAATAGCTTTGCAGGTATCCTGAACAAGTACGTAGCAGGAGCAGGAACACATGAAACTACTAACGTAGGAGCATGGGACGGCACAACAAGTGCAGTAGTTGGAATTATCTCTCGTTTATCTGCTCTAGTAGCTGATGCACCTGATGCAATTGCAGGAGACCCAGACGCAAATATCTACATTAGCCGAAAGTCAGCTCAGTTATACTACACAGCATTAGCTGCTACATACAACCTACCTTTCTTAAACGATGGAATGGTTGCACGTTACGGAGGTTATAACATTATCACTCCAGCAGGTTTTCCTGATGATACTGCTATCTTATCTAAGAAGGACAATTTGTACTTTGGAACAAACGTTCTTACTGATATGGCAGAGGCTCGTATTTTAGACCTTACAGCCGTAACAGGTGACGCTGTGACACGTGTAGCTCTATTGTTTGACGCAGGAGCGCAGATAGTAGACGAGGCATCTATGTCTTGTTGCAGACGTTCATCATAATAATCACTTAAACCCCCTTAAAAATGGCGTGTTCAGTAACAGTATCAGGAAGAGCCTTACCATGTAAGGACTCTCTAGGAGGGATTAAGCAGATTTGGATTGCTCCGTTTGCACTTTCAGGAGTGCCTCAGACTTTTGACGCAGTTTCTACAGGTTCTATAGCAGACTCTACAGCGGCGATGACGTTCAAGAATTACGATATGCACAAGAATACAGGTTCTTTCACTCAGACTGTGAATGCATCTGTTGAGAATGGAACTATCTTCTATACTCAGGTTGTTTCTTGTGTGTTCTCTCGTGAGATTGCAGCAGACATCGGAGGATTTCAAGACTTAACGAAGGGACGAGTGTTCATCGTTGTGCAGGACGTAAACAATAACCTCTTTGTTATGGGTCACACTCGTGGGTGTGAGCTTACAGGAGGGACTTTAGAGTCAGGTGTAGCGATGGGAGACTTTAACGGTCTCAAGTACGAGTTCACAGGTGAGGAGTTTATAGCAGCTCCATTCTTAGCGGCAACGTTAGGAGTTCCAACAGGAACAAATGTGACTTTTACAGCTACAGTCTAGTTTCTTAGCCTCACAATAACCGAAAACAATGAAAGGGGGGGCAAATAGCCTCCCTTTTTTTATTTAAATATGATTAGACTCCAACCCGATACAACACTTCAGACGATGTATGTTACACCCTTTCAGGCGAGGAAGTACCTTACTACGTTTACAAACTACTTGATTGAGTTTAAGAGCCAGTCTACAAGCGCGACCTTTATAGCTATTTTAAATGTTGTTGCTGACAACGCCAGATACACAAAGGCAACCATTGGGACGAATATAGACACCCCCTTAACAGGAGATATTAAGATAACTGAATCAGGTTTCTACACATATACTATTTGGGGGCAAAATTCTACCACAAACCTA